GTATTTACAAAGTGGTGTATAGCTGTGTTACGTCCTGTTAAAGAAATAGAACCTAGTTGTGCCCAACCACCTATTTTTTCTGGATAACCATATCTAAATCTAACATTGTCACCATTAACCCATTGGCCTTCACCTCCGGTAGATGTAACTTGTTTATTAAAACCTGGTTGAAAATTTACCTTTTGTAGCATATAGCCCTTATATTACTAAAAGGCCCAGCTTACAAATGAATATCTAGTACCTTTGGTTGCTTCTTTTACTTCGTGTGGATACATATAGTTTGACGGAAATAAAAGTATATCGCCTGTTTTTAACTTAATTTCTTTGCCTCTGCAATAGAATTCTGACCCTTCGTAGTTTTCATTAAGGTTTGCTACAATAGATACTAATGGCACCCCTTTCATTTTACCATCAAATATACTGTGGATGTGGTCATAGTGTATCCTCATCATAGTGCCTACCTCATACTTATTAAATCTTATAGGACTAAACTTTGTAAGCCATGGTCCTCGAGTCTTGTCTCCTGGCCAAGTATGTTTTGTTTGATAAGCATCTAATGCTTTTACTAAATAGGGTGTAATTTTATTTTGTTGTTCTTGTGTACAACTCATTACATCTAATTCTTTTGTAGGTTCAGATGCAGATGTTCCTGAAACATAATTATTCCAAGTATGCTTTTTCCATTCTTTTTTATTACACTCATCTATTAACGCTTCACACACCTCTTTGGGTATATGATTTTTAACATATATATAATCTTCAATTGTGCTCATTCATTATTCTCCTTATATCTAAATGGGTTAAACTATCTTCGCTACCTAATGTATCAATACTAAATGTATTAAAAGACATACTAATTCTAGGTTCATCTCCCATGTTTACAGGCACGCTATGTTTTAGATTAGATGGAAACAATATAAGTTCTCCATCAGTGCATGGTAATAAAAATGTTTCTGAATTTAAATTATTATATTTTTTAGGATCAAGTTTCATAGCATGTTGTATTGATTTAGAAAAAGATATTGGTGGTAATTTTGAATCTTGTTTAAAATAAAACACTCCACTTATTATACTATTAGGATGAACATGTTCATGATGTTTAGATCCTTTAGGATTTTTGTTTAACCAACACTGTGTAACAACTAATCTTTGATCTGATTGAGATATATTTTTAGTAAACTTATTTAAAGACTCATATATAAAATTTTTTATATTTTTGAATTGTTTATGTTCTAATAAATAAGTATCTTTAGATTTAAAATTACTATTAGCTTTTTGTTCAATCCAATCTAAAGTGTTAATGTGTTTTAGTTCATCAACTAAAGAACCTTCATATTTTGTAATTAAAATTGGTGTAGGAAATATTTGTAATAATTCGTCTTTCATACAAGATGTATATTATATTTTATGCTTGAAGTCCACCATGAGAATCGCTAGCGCCAGAAGCGGCTACTCTAGCAAGTGATAAATCACCAAAATCAGTTGAATCACCTGCTGAAGCAATAGTAATATATTCCATATGAGTATTCGCTGGGTCTCCACCAAAACAAACTCCTCTTATAGAATTACTTCCTCCACCTACATATGCTCTATTGCCATTAACTAAATCTCCAAAATCTGTACCATTACCTGTTGATCCAATAGTTACATATTCTATATGTGCTGTAGCTGTACCACCCATAAATACTCCCCTTGTAGCACTAGAAACTCCAGCTTTAAATATACTAGCTCCAGTACAATCACCAAAGTCTGTTGCATTTCCAGTTGATGCTATGGTTACATAATCGATTACATTAGAAGCACTTGGTTCTTGTCCAGCAGCAAAAATTCCTCTAGTATTAGAACCCGTTGAAGCTGGTCCTGATCTAGTAACTGACATATCACCAAAATCTGTTGCATTACTTGCTGTAGCCATTGTTAGATATTCTATTGTTCCTGGATATTGACTAGGATTTCCTCCTAAACCTATGACAGCTCTAGTTGTACTTGAACAACCTGCAGATCCAGCTACACTCTCATTTAAATTACCAAAATCAGCAGCGTTACCCTCACTAGCAAATTCTATAGAATCAATTGTATTAGTTTTACTTGGTGTATCTCCACCAGCAAATATAGCTCTTGTAAGACTTCCAACAGCTGCTGATAAATCTCTTGCACTAGCTCCACCTAGTACACTATCTCCAAAATCTACTGATCCGCCTAAAGTTGTAACATTAAATTTTTCAATTCTACCGCCATAAGGTGCATTACCGCCCTGTAATAAAACTCTACCTGATCCAGGCATATAGGTTACTGATGGTCTTGGATGAAAAATATCTTCATCTTTTAAACCACCATGTGCATTAGAAGTTCCAGGCATTGTTTCTCCTCTTGCAACTGTTAGATCCCCAAAGTCAACAGCATTACCTAATGTATCTATTTGAACTTTCATTATAGTGTTTACAAAACCAGGGTCTTTACCTCCTGCAAAAAGTCCTGTTTGACCTCCAGAACATCCACCCATGTATCCTCTTGAACCATCTAAATCTCCAAAGTCAGCAGCATCTCCTGCCGAAGCAATTGTAATATATTCTATAACATTTGTACGAGGATGATCTCCTGCAAAAAGTCCTCTTACACCATTAGATAATCCATACGTGTCATGTCTTGCGTCAACTAAATCTCCAAAGTCAGTAGCATTTCCTGTTGAAGCAATTTCATAAAAAGCTAAATTAGTACTAGCTGCACCTGGAGATATATATCCTTCAGATACAACTGCTCTTGTGGGACTAGATAAACTACCAGTTCCTCCTCCAGCAGTCACTAAATTTCCAAAGTCAGCAGCATTTCCTGCCGAAGCGATTGTGATAAAGTCTATTACATCTGATAAACCAGGTTCTTCACCACCATTAGTTAATCCTCTTGTTTGATTTGAACAACCAGAAACACCTCTTCTTGCAACTGATAAATTACCAAAGTCAGCAAAATTACCTGTCGACATAATTGTTGCAATATCTATTACATTCATACAATCTCCACCATTATCAGGTCCACCACCGCCCGAACAAATAGCTCTTGAATTAGAACCAAATCCTGCATTTTGTGATCTTGCAGCACTTAAATTTCCAAAGTCAGCGGCAAGTCCTCCGTGAGCAATAGAAATATAATCAACAATATCACATTCCCCAGCAGAAACGGTAGGAGCAAATCCTCCCATAAAAATACCTCTTGACCCTTGTATATTAAGTTCATCTTGATTCGCTCTAACTAGATCATATCGTTCTTTAATATCCCAAACAGCCATTAACTTAATCCTCCGTGTCCGTTAGAGTTACCAGATAAATTATTTCTTGTAACACTTAAATCTCCAAAAGTTGCTCCATTACCTACTGATGCTATTGTAATTTTTTCAACAAGAGCAGAACCATTTCTTCCTGCAAATAAACCAGTTATGTTATTACTAGCACCACACCCATAAGAATCAGCAGGTGGTGTAGTTCCTGGATCTCCAAAATCTGTTGCATTACCTGTTGAAGCTATTGTTATAAAATCAATAACTTCTGAAGCATTAGGTTGCATTCCACCATAGAACACACCTCTTGTTGAAGAAGAACATCCACTTAAATATCTTCTTGCTTCTGTTAAATCACCAAAATCTGTTGTGTTACCAGCTGATGCTATGGTTATATATTCTACTACATTTACATTTGAAGGAGCACTTCCTCCTCCAATAATTCCTCTAGTAGAACTTGACAAGCCCGCATTATCTGCTGTTGACGCACTTAAATCTCCAAAGTCAGAAGCGTCACCTACTGAAGCTATTGTAATAAAATCTATAACATTCATTCTACCAGGGTTCATTCCTCCAAATCTTACACCTCTTGTTTCACTACTGGCTCCTCCACTTCTTCTTGAAGTTGTAGTTAAATTACCAAAATCTGCTGTGTTACCTGTAGACTTAAATTCTACATACTGTATTATATTTGTGTTTGCAGGAGAAGTATATCCACCACCGTATGCAATTCTTGTACTACTAGATACTGCTGCACCATGTCCATTATTACCTGCTATTAAATTACCAAAATCTGTTGCATTACCCTCAGTATTTATAGTCATAAAATCAATTGTATCTTTAGCGGCAGGTGCGGCTCCACCCATAAAAATTGCTCTTTGTCCAGAACCTACACCTTGTGGTATCGGTGCTATTCTCGTTCCTTGATACCCGTCATTTAAACCACCGTGAGAATTTGATACACCAGAACCACCTCCACTTGTAACTGTTGTATCTCCACCAGTATCAACAGATTGTCCTCCAGAGGCAATATTAAATTGTTCAATTGTGTTTTCATAACCAGGATTTGAATAACCATAAAAACAAACTCCTCTTATAGAATCAGAAGCACTAGCTTGAAGTCTAGTAGTTTGTAATAAATCACCATAGTCAATAGCATTTCCTTGCGATGCCATGGTTACATTTTGAATTACGCTAGACATTGTAGGATTAAATCCGCCAGCAAAAACACCTCTTGTTGAGCTACTTATAATTCCTTGATTTAATTGTCTAATAGTTCCAACTAAATCACCAAAATCTGTTGCATTACCTGTATTTGCAATTGTTACAAAATCAATAACATTTTGCACTGTAGGTGTTGTACCTCCTGCAAATAACGATCTTATAGGAGATGAAGTTGCTCCAGCTTGTGTTCTAGCTACAGTGGTATCACCAAAATCTGTAGTATTTCCAGTCGAAGCCATTGTAACATATTCTATTTTATTTGATACTCCTGGTACACTACCTGTCCCAAATATACCTCTTGTACTATTTGAAGATCCTGCATTATAATTTGTAGTTGATGACAAATCTCCAAAATCTGCATAATTTCCATCTGTAGCAAAAGTTGCATAATCTATTGCTTGAATATGATTTTCATCTACATCACTACCACCACCCTTTAAAGCTCGTATAAAAGAACTAATTCCTCCAGAATAATAATTTTTACCAGGATCAACTAAATTTCCAAAAGCTGTTGTATTTCCTTTTGTAATTAAATTGTATTTTTCAACAGTGCCATTTAATAAATTACCTTGAACTAAAGCAGTTCCATTTCCACGCCAATAGCCTCCCATAACAGCATCATGAACTTCTTTTAAAGTCCATACGCCCGAACAATCATCGAGTTGTGGGTAGTTAGCCATTTAAATTCCTAACTTATTTTTTTAGCCCAAATACCATTTGCTGCATCAGTTTGATTAAAAGCAACATCGTCACCGTTTTCATCTACACCATCAGTCCATTCAGATGTGTAAGTATCTAAATAAGATTTTATTGCTGCTGCATTTGCTAATTCACCTAATCCAGTTTCACTTGATCCATCAACAGTTGCACCAATTAAATCCCAATCTTGAGGAGATGCATTACTATTTGCTTTTGGATAATATCCACCATCTTCAATGTAAGATGGAATAGTACCAGAAGTAGTTAGGTTATATT